AAGGGTATTTCATCGCTATCGTCACCACTTGCGTTGACTTTACCTTCTGTAACTTTTTTCCTAAAGCTCCTAGCTTCTAAGTAAATGCTTTCACCAGTCGGTAGGTTTTTAATTATACCACCAGACTTAGCATCATATTTCATGGTCACTTCCCAATTAAACCAAGAACCCAAATCATTTTGTTCTGGAACTGTAGTTAATATATAAGCATTCCAAAACATTGCAGGATTAATTGTACTGTTACCATCTGGATGTGGAATTTGCAACCTATTCATCATGCTATTCCACTTCTTTGCTTTCTTTAATCCTGATCCACTCATTGAAACTAATGCAGGTGTATAAGCACCATCTTTATCAACAGTAAAAACAAAGTATTCAGCAGTAATAGAAAGAACATTATTATCTGGTGTAATCAATTTACCTTTATCATCTTCCTTACATTTACTTAATAATTCGGTGCAGTTTAATCCATGATCTGCAACGATCTTTCTTTCCTGTGTCCACTCCAAATGAGTTTTTCTATATTTAACTGGTACAACAGTAATACCTTCCTCACCATTATATAGTTCTTCAGTTACGTTATCAAAAATCATTCCTGCTTCTGCACCTTTTTTATAAGCACTATCAGCTTTACTAACTTGTGGTGACAATGCTTGGAGTATCCTAAGTCTAGGAATTAGCATGTCATCATTTGTCATATTTTCAGATGCTGTACCTGCATCTTCTAATATTATAGATGGATCAAATTTTGATACACTTGTATTTTCTTGTTTTAAATCTAATTCAGTCATTATATTTTCCCTTTTAAAATAATTTTCTTTACGTCATCTGCACTACAAAATTTACCAACAGATCCAGTATATATTTTGAATAAATCTGTGGGTAGTTCTTTACCTTCCTTCAACATAGTATCAAAGTGATTCGTTAAAGTTCTACTGTTGACAGTTTCTTCTAGTGAATAATCAATACCACGTTCAGCAATTTCTTTTGTAAATTCTTTACACTTTTGATCTTCTTTCTTATCAAAATTTACTTTGACAGTATTCTTAATAAGACTGTCAGCTTTATTATCTCTTAACCATTCAAAGCATTTCTGCCTTCTAACCATTAATTCGTTTTTAGCTGATTCGTCTTTCTGTCTAGTAATCGCTGTCTTAGTTGGTAAAGAGTGACTCATAAATTCATGCAGATAAACTCCCTGACCATTACCTAATGCAAAAGCTTGTGAATTAAGCTCACTCATTAAATCTGGAAGTTCTTCTTCAGAAATTATTTTGTACTCTTGTTTTTTCTTTTTTAACGTAATTTCAATTTGTTCTATTTCTTTTTCCAAGTCATACATTCTTTGACCTAGTTCTGTTAACGCACCTAATGAGTTGGATGCAGGTGCAACATCCTCAAGCAGATTGATATTCGTCATTTTTGACCTTTCTCATTTCTAAAGATACAGGCATATACCATCCTTTTCGTCTATCCCTAGTACCTTCTTCTTTGTTACGTTCCCATCTGAGAACCTTGATTGTTGGAGAAACTTCACTCGCAATCATGCATACAATCATGACAGCAATTGGATCTCCACCCCCTGCCCACAACAAATAATCGTCTGGACTGAAGTCTTTCATAATTCGTCTAGCTTTCTGAATAGATGGAACTGGTACGAATTGTGGTTTATCACTTCCTTCAAATACAACTTCCAGTTCTCCATACCTTGAAGCATCTGTCAGATCTGGAGTAAATCCGTATTTATTTTGTATTGGTCTTTGCACTATATATACTTTTGGCATCTCAATCCTTTCTTTAAATCCATCTTACAGTCGTTGATGTATTGTGATCATTTTCAAATATAAACCAAGCAAAAGCCATAACACCACCTGACTGAAATTCACCAGTTACATTAAATGATAATCTTTTTGAAAAAACATAAATGTTTTTTGGTGGATATTTTTTAAATAACTCACCTCTTTTAACTCCCTCTAAAAACTGTAATCTAACTAGAAGAGCTAATTTTTTAACACCTAAACTCATTGCCTTTTCTGTAAATTCAAGTGCCAAACTAAATGGTGGATTGGTAATAATTTCTGGAGCTAATAATTTTGTTTCCAGTAAAAAATCAATATTACTTTGGTATCCACAATTGTAATCGATTAAGTCTGTGCCTATATTTTTTATATTGTTGTCATCCAATACTTTACATATTGCACCATCACCACATGCACATTCCCATACATCAGTAAACTTTTCTTGATCCAATAAAGATTGTACAGCATATGAAGGTGTAGGATAAAAATCATGGGCATTTCTTTCCCTACCCTGATTCGCACCAGTTATTTTAAGAAGGGATGTCATCATAAACTCCTTCAAATATTATAGGATTTTTTTCAAAATCTCTTTGCTCATAATCTACGACAACTTCTTTTGTTTTAAATTTTGTTTCACATGAAACGCATTTACGATATCGAATACTGACACCATTTCTAGTTTCACCTGCATAAACTCTAGTTTTATTATGTCCACATTTAACACAATGCATTCTATTTCCTTTCTAAATAACTGGAACACACTCATACCTAAAAACCGAATCTAGTTAAAAATATGTGTTCCAGTCAAAGTGTTTTATGAAATTTAACTTTTAAACTATTACATCAAAAAGTCAACCTCTTTTTACTATAAGAAAAAATTTGAGGATAAAAAATATTTTTTTAAAATTAGCAAAAGTTCGGTAACATCGGTAACGATTCGTTTTTTGTTACATGTTTTCAATATTTTATTTCTGTTACCTAAGATCAAAACAATCGGTAACTGTTACCGAAGTCTGGTAACATTAAGCTAAACTATTGTTTTTAAATAAAATTAAATTATTTTATCATTTGCCCTTGACATATTTTTAAAAGTAACTATATTATATATGTACAAGGCAATCAGAAAGGAAATATAATGGGAAAATTAATTGATCAAAAAGCAATACAAAAATTAAATGAAGCTGTATTGAAATCTATGAAAGAATGTAAAGCTAATGGAACTGCTTGGAAACCACCATTTACTGGTAAGTCAAGAGGTCTTGCTTACAACATGTTTACTAATCATGAATTAACTGGTGGCAATCAAATCATTGCATTGTTTTTTGGTGCAGATGACAGATGGGCAACTTTTGGAGCTTTAAAGAAAAATGGAATGAAATGGAGAAAAGGTAGTAAAGCTGTTACTTTTATTAGACCAATTATTTTGAAAAAAGATAAAGATGGTAAAGATTTAGATGAACCAGTTGTGATTGGTTTTAAAGATTACTACATGATCAATGGTGCTGACATTGTTGATATCGATGCTGACAAAGATGAATTAACTAAAAAATTTGAAAGTGTGGAAGTATCTACTGAAGATAAGCATAGAGTAATTGAAGCTTTTATTAAAAAGACTGGTATCAAAGTTGAGGAATCAGATCTTGCTAGATGTTATTATGCACAAAATTCTGACCATGTTCATATGACTTTCAAATCAAACTTTGATGATTTAGATTCTTACTATTCTGTTTTACTTCATGAAATCGGTCATGCAACTGGTCATAAGTCAAGATTAAACAGATTAGAAAAAAGTGATTCGTATGCCTTTGAGGAATTAGTTGCTGAACTTACTAGCATGTATTTATCTGTACACTTTGAGTTAGCTCATGAACCTACAACTGACAATGCAACTTACCTGAATGCTTGGATCAAAGCTCTTGGTGATGATGAAACATTTATCTGGAAAGCATCATCTGAAGCAATGAAAGCTGTGAAGTATCTGATGAAATTAACTGAAAAAGAATATCAAAAAGCAGCATAAGTGATTCGTTTTTTTGGGGGAGCTTCAAAACTTCCCCAAAATAAAAGTTATAAGTTATTGTTTTTAAACACTTTTAATTTCAATATATCCTTGACATATATACCTAGTTGTGGCATTATAATGGTATAGAGAGAAAAGAAAAAATTTAGAAAGGAAAATAAAGTGGGAAAAATTGAACACATATCAGCAGACGAAGGTAAGTTAGAACTATGGCATTTAAAAAATAGCAGATGTTTTGGTAAAATAGCAGTTATATCTTCAGATCCAAAAATAATAGCAAAAGCTTTAAACAGATATGGCTATGAAGAAAGATTATCTTTCTCTTCAAGTTTCGATTTTGGTGAAGAGTCTGGTTTTAAAACTGATGATGAACCAAGCAATATATTAGATAAGGCTTTTGAAATTGTTATAGGTAAGGGAGAATAAAATGGGAATGTCAAGTTTTGTATTAGATATAGAAGAAAAGTTTTGGGATCATGCTCATAAGATTGTTGGTGATTGTGAATCTCATAAAGAGTTTAAAGAGTTAATGTTTAAATTTGATAATAAATTTTTAACAACTTTTAACTCACTATCTTCTGAACTAGATATGTTTTGGGATGAATTTTGGACTTAGAAAGGATTTAATATGGAATTTAAAGTTGATAAAAATGTGCCTATGCCAAAAGCTCAAACATCAAAAAGCAAATATGACTTTGTTACTGAAATGGAAATAGGTGATAGTTTCGAAGTTAATAGAAGGTCATTAGCCAATTCAATACAAGGATATTGTACCAGAGTTTATAAAGTTAAGTTAGCTCAAAGGTCGATGGGTGATTCTAAATGGAGATTATGGAGAGTTGAATGAACGATTTTGAAGTTGGGAATAAACTGGTTAAAGATAAACATATTAAACAAATGACTATGAAACAGTTGTCAATGCTTGCAGATAGACTTCAAGAAGAAATACGTGAGAGGTTTAAGGATCAATACTGTATGCAACAATTGTTCCCAACTGAATATCATATTTGCAGGTCTTTATATTTTGGAAAAGGTAAAAGAAGAAATAAAGCTTGGCTTGAACAAAATAAAATGTATAGTGAAAATATATAAAAAATATCATATTTCTCCCTTCTCTAAACTTACCCCACTTTTATTTCCTTTCTAGTGGGGTTTCTTTTTTTGTCGTTATAAGTTATATGTTAAATTACAGCTAACCTACTGCAAGAAAGGTAAGACATGAAAAAGAAAATGGGTAGACCAAAATTTGAAATAACTGAAGCCATTTGTGCAAAGGCAGAGCACCTTGCATCAAAAGGTTTAACTGTCGATCAAATAGCTGCTGTCTTTGGTGTTTCTGACGCAACGATATATGAAAGACAAGCTGAAAATCCTGACTTTTCTGACGCATTAAAAAGAGGTCGTGCTTCTGGTATTGTCAATGTAACAAATGCCTTATATGAAAAGGCTACTGTCGATAAAGATAATACTGCTATGATTTTTTGGTTAAAGAATAGAGCAGGATGGGTTGATAAACAGGAAACAAATACTACTATAGAACAAAGACATATTATAGATTTATCTAGGATTGATAATGAACAACTTGCCCAACTTGAACGAGTTCTTGAGCAATCTGTCACTGGAACAAGTAAGAGCAGAGAAATACCGAAGGTCATTGAAGGAGTTCACGAAGGCTAGTTGGAGTTCCATAGAGCCTGGAGTTGAGTTTCAAAACAATTGGCACATTGATGCAATCAGTGAACATCTGCAAGCTGTCGTTGATGGTGATATCAAAAGACTAATTATTAATGTACCACCAAGACATATGAAATCTATTTCAGTTGCAGTTGTATTACCTGCTTGGACTTGGACTAGACAGCCTGAGAAAAAATTCTTATATGCTTCTTATGCCAGTTCATTGTCAATAAGAGATAGTGTGAAGTGTCGTAGATTATTAGATAGTCGATGGTATAAATCTCATTTTGGTGATTCGTTTCAGTTAACTTCTGATCAAAATCAAAAGCAAAGATTTGAAAATGATAAGACTGGAGCTAGGATTGCGACATCTGTTGATGGTGCATTGACTGGTGAAGGTGGTGATATTATAGTAGTTGACGATCCACATAATGTCAGAGAAAGCGAATCAGCTACAGTTCGTGAAAGTGTTCTTGACTGGTGGGATCAAGCGATGCAAACAAGACTGAATGATCCAAAGACTGGTGCATTCATAATTATTATGCAAAGAGTACATGAAAAAGATTTAACAGGACATATATTAGCGAATCAATACGATGAATGGGATCATTTATGCTTACCTGCTCGATATGAAATCGGACATCCGACACCGACAAGGTCATCACTTGGCTTCTCCGATCCAAGAACAAAAGAAGGAGATTTGTTGTGGGAAAAGAGGATTGATGAAAAAACTCTTGTTAATATTGAAAAGAGTCTTGGGAGTTACGCATCAGCAGGTCAGTTGCAACAAAGGCCGATGCCCAAAGGTGGTGGCATTCTAAAAGCAGAATGGTGGATGCCATATGAAAGTCCAGACTTACCTGACATAGAATATGTGTTACAATCTTATGATACTGCTTATAGCACCAAAGAAAAAACATCCTATTCTGCCAGAACTACTTGGGGGGTGTTTAGAAAAAATGGCCAGATAAATGCTTTAGTGTTGGAAATGTGGTATGATAGAGTACCTTATCCAGAACTTAGAAAACTTGCACAAGAAGCTTATGAGGATTATGAACCTGATGCTGTATTGATAGAAAAGAAGGCATCTGGTCAAAGTTTATTACAAGATTTACGTATGGCAGGTGTACCAGTTATTGAATATTTACCTGATAGAGATAAGGAAGCTAGAGCACATGCATCGTCTGCTTTATTAGAAGATGGAAGAATTTGGTATCCTTCCAACAAAAAATGGTGTAAGGATTTAATTGATATATGTGCATCTTTTCCTGCTACTGACAATGATGATATTGTTGACACTTGTACACAAGCTTGGTTAAGATTACGCAAAGGTTGGTTTGTTAGTCATTCACAAGATGACTTTGAGGATGATATTGAGGAAAGTAAAAGGATAACATTATATGGTTGAAATCCCTTTCGCAGAAGGTGCTCCACCAGATGATTTGCAAGTCGAATCAGTTGGTGATGATGTTTTAATTGGTGATCCAGATTTAGATGCAGAGGTTGAAAAGGAAGATAGTTCTTTTGATGAAAACCTTGCAGAAGGAATGACTGATACTGAGTTACTAAGAAAAGCATCAGAATTAATTAAATATTATGAAACTGACAGAGAAGCTAGATCCGAATGGGAAGAACGATATAAAAAAGGTTTAGAAACATTAGATCCAGATGGTGGTTTAGAAGAAAGTGAAGATGAACGTGCCAGTCGTGGATTAAGTGTAGTTGTACATCCATTGATAGCAGAAGCAGCCACGCAATTTAATGCAAGAGCTATTGCAGAATTATATCCATCAGGTGGGCCTGTTAAGACTGTTATTGTCGGTGAAGCTAATGAAGAAGCTGAAAATCAGGCACGTAGAGTTAAAGACTTTATGAATTATCAGATTACACAGGAGATGCCAGAATACTTTCCAGAACTTGATCAGATGTTATTTCATCTGCCATTAGTTGGTCATACATTTAAAAAAGTATGGTGGGATGTCAATTTAGATAGACAATGTTCTCAATTTGTTAAGGCAGAAGATTTTGTAGTCGCACCAGAAAGCAAAGATTTACATACATCGATTCGATATACCCATGTGATTCGTATGCCAAGAAACGACTATGAAAAATATGTCGATGCAGGTTATTACATGCAAACAGTTGAAACAAATAGTAATATAGATCCTTCTGGAGATACTGTTGGTCAAGTCGAAGGGGTAGATCAATATGCATCTGAATCAGAGGATAATGTTGTTACTCTGTTAGAAATGCATGTCTATGAATATTTTGATGATGAAGAAACAGAAGTTGGTATGCCATATGTCGTAACGATTGATTACGATAATCAGAATGTTGTTAGCATTCGTAGAAACTGGAATGAGGATGATGAAAAGAAATTAAAAAGAGATTGGTTTGTCAGCTATAAGTTTTTACCTGGTTTAGGGTTTTATGGTTTTGGTCTTTATCATGTGATCGGTGGATTAGGAAAAGCAGCTACTGGATCACTAAGAGCATTACTTGATTCGGCTGCATTTAGTAATATGCAAGGTGGATTTAAGTTAAGAGGTCGTGTTAATGGTGGTGAAATACAAGTCAATCCTGGTGAGTTTGTTGATTTAGATGCTACAGTTGACGATGTAAACAAGGCTATTATGCCATTGCCATTTAAAGAACCTAGTGGATCTCTGTTTAATTTATTAGGATTTATTGTTGATGCAGGTAAAAGATTTGCGAATACTGCTGATTTAAATGTCGGTGATGTAAATCCAAACGCACCAGTTGGTTCGACAGTTGCTTTAATAGAACAAGGTTCAAAAGCATTTTCAGCTATACACAAACGATTACATTATTCACAAGGTCAAGAATTTAAATTACTTGCTAAATTAAATTCAGAAAACTTGGATGAAGTATTTAGATTTGCCATATCTGGTGCAAGTTCAGAAGTTTATGCATCTGATTTTGATGATACAATTGATATTGTTCCAGTTAGTGATCCTAATATATTTTCAAGTACACAGCGTATTGCTCAAGCTCAAGCATCATTGCAAATGGCTCAAGCAGCTCCACAATTGCATGATTTATATGAAGCATACAAAAGAATGTATGAAGCTTTACGTATACCAAACATTGAAGAGATTTTAAAAGAACCAGAAGAAGCACCAAGATTAGATCCGATTGATGAAAATATGTCGGTGATGTATGGTAAACCTATTAAGGCATTTATAGAACAAGATCATGAATCACATATTGCAGTTCACATGCAGTTTTTACAAGATCCATCATTAGGTGGTAA